GCATCCGCCAGAAGAATTCAGTCCCGAAGACGTGTACGGTTTTGTTTACTTAATAACGAACCAGACTACACAAAGGAAATACGTTGGAAAGAAATTCTTTTGGAGTCAGAAGACTCTACCCATAACAAAGACTCGGAAAAGACGCAAGAAGCTTAAAGTAGAATCAGACTGGAGAAGCTATTGGGGTTCTAATAAGCACCTTATGGCAGAGATAGAGGAAAGTGGCACATCTGGCTTCCATAGAGAGATACTTCACTTATGTAAGACCAAAGGTGATTGTGCATATATGGAAGCTAAAGAACAGTTTGATAGAGACGTGTTACTCACAGAAGACTACTATAATGGTATCATTCAGATACGACTTGGTGGTAATGCTGTAAAAAACTTAAAATAAAGGTTTACTTTTATGTCAAAGTATAGTATAATATATCTATTATGAACAATATAATACCATTTCCAACCGAAAGGCGACAAGATCAGATAGAGTCCGAAAGGAACTGGGCCTACGAAAACTTCACAGAAGAATGCGTAGACACCTCTCAATTTGTTCTTATGATGCTCGAAGATTACTTTGCGTCAGAAGATTGTGCTTTAGATGAAATGGATTTTAGGGATCCAGAGAATGAAGAATCACGTGATATGTATGTGATTGTAAATCTTATATCCTCAATGTTTATGAGATACGGTGGTATCAAGCACTTCCTACAAGAAGACTTAGATGCTCTTTATAATAAAATAGAAGCGAATAAAAATGATATTACTTGATTATAGTCAGATCGCACTTTCAAACATCATAGTGCAAAAATTAAATGATGAAAATATGATACGTCATATGGTACTCAACAGTATTCGTATGTACAATAAAAGGTATCGAAAAGAATATGGTCAGATGGTTATCTGTGCAGATGGTATGAATACTTGGAGACGTCAGTACTTTCCCGAATATAAGGGAATGCGTAGGAAAGGTAAAGAAGAATCCACTATGGATTGGAACGAGATATTCCGTATCGTAAATTTAATCCGTGAAGAGATACAAGAAAATCTACCATACAAAGTATTGCATATGGAAGGTTGTGAAGCGGATGATATTATCGGTGCACTAGCTATACGTACCCAAGAATTCGGACAAGGTGAACCAGTGATGGTAGTATCTTCCGATAAAGATTTTATTCAATTACAAAAATATAATAACGTAAAACAATGGTCACCTATCCAAAAGAAAGCAGTCACAGATAAGAACCCAAGAAACTATTTGTTCAATCACATCATGAGAGGTGATGCTGGAGACGGAATTCCAAATGTACTATCTAGGGATGATACATTTATGGTAGAAGGGTTAAAGCAAACACCACTAAGACAGACTAGAATTGATGAGTGGTTAGAGAAGAGTGATGACCTTAAAGCTGCTATGCCCGAGGATTTGTATCGTAACTATCAAAGGAATAAGACCTTAATTGACTTAAATGAAATTCCACAACACATACAAGAATCCATTATAAATAAATATGACGATCAAAAACTACCCATGAAAATGAAAGTATTAAATTATTTGATTAAAAAGAGATGTACTAACCTGATTGAATGCGTGGAGGAATTTTATAATGCGTAATTATCTAATATCGGATGTCCTAGAAGGACAAGCCAAACTAACAACCAAGGTGGATAAGATTGCTTATCTACGAAAAATGAATTCTGCACCACTTAGAGATATTCTAAGAATCAACTTTGATGATGATATTATCTCTATGTTGCCGGCCGGAGCCCCTCCGTACAAGAAAGATGATATGCCCGACGGCATGAACTATGCCACTCTTCAAAACCAATATAGAAAATTTAAATATTTCTTTAAAGGCCAATATACAGATATGAATCCTATTAAACGCGAAAGTATGTTTTTAGAGATTCTGGAATCTATTCACCCATCAGATGCTCAAGTATTCATTGATGCTAAAGATAAAAACCTTAAGTATAAGGGGTTAACTAAGAAACTGGTTATGGATACATTCCCTAACCTAATTCGACAATAATTTAACTAACGAGGAGGGCCGCCTATAGACAAACCTTTATGATAGCTTATCAATTAACCCATGGAGAAAGACTATGCATGTACAAATTGAACGTCTCAAGAAAGACCAGAAAGAGGCAATATACTATCAAAAGAAACTGAAACGCAAAGGAAAAGAAATTCTAGCATATAAGATGCAAAAGAAAATAGAATTCCTGAATAGACATATTGAAGATATGAATATGGCGACAGTTAAAGGAGGTTAAACAGGGTTTCGGCCCTGGTCTACAGGGCCCTAATTACATTATGGTAAAATATACTAAAGAAGAACTTGAAAATTCCAAAAGAATCTTTAAGTCAGCAACACCCAAACATACCTTAGATTGGTACGTTAAATGGGTTGCAAGTTGTTTTGTATTATGTGCAATGTCACTAAGAGGCATCGAAGGTCTACAAATGTATGACTTAGGATTCTCTATAGTCGGTATTACATTGTGGTTATGGGTATCAATTATATGGCAAGATCGAGCTCTCATTATTCTAAATGGTGCTGGAATGCTACTATTACTAAGAAACATATTTACTGCATTAAATGGTTGACAAATTAAACTAACTGTGATATAATATACATTATGAATATATTTGTACTAAGTGACGACCCAGTCCAAGCTGCACAAGACCAGTGCGACAAACACGTTGTGAAGATGATTGTAGAATCAGCTCAGATGTTATCCACTGTCCACAGGATGCTAGACGGTACTATTACCAAACGGCCATCCAAATCAGGCAAAAGAATCCTAAAATATTACGAATTACACGACGATAGAGAAGATATCCTTTATAAGGCTGTTCATCATAATCATCCGTGTACTGTATGGTCAAGAGAAAATTGCTGTAATTACAATTGGCACTATGAACATTTTACAGCACTATGTGATGAATATACATATAGGTATGGTAAAATTCATTCAACAGATACCAAACTAAGGACTTTGTTGAAAGAACTGCCCAAGGGTATATTACACACCAATTGCAAGTCAGCATTTAAATTGGCCATGGGATCAAATCCAGAGTGTGTAGTAGTTGGTCTGGGTGGAACCAATGTAGTAGAATCATACAGAAACTTTTATCACACAAAACAGGAACGATTTAAAATGGATTGGACTAAACGCAACATACCGGAGTGGTTTACACATGCCTCTATATGATTTTAAAGATTTAACATCGGGTGAAGTATACACCAAGATGATGTCTATTGCTGACATGGAAGAATATGTTAAAGATAAGAATGTACAACAAGTACTTTCTGCACCTAAACTAATTAGTTCTGCCAAGGGCACTTTACAGACGGCCGGAGACGGTTGGAAGGAAGTGCAAGATAAAATTAAATCGGGATTACCCCCACGATTAAGGGATAACATTAAAACTAAATGAATAAGAAACCTTCAAAATTAAGAACTGAACATCTAATTACATTAGACCCACTTACTAAATCCCAAGAGGCAGTATTTAAATCCTGGAAAGAGGGGTTTAATTTAGTTTTATCTGGGTCAGCAGGGACAGGTAAAACCTTCATCTCAACTTATCTGGCTTTATTGGACATTATGGATAAAAATCAGAGTAAGCTTGTGATAGTAAGATCTGCCGTACCCACAAGGGATATGGGATTCTTGCCTGGTACATTGGAAGAGAAAGAAGATGCATATAAAGCACCATACTATTCTATTCTAACCGATCTATTTGAAGACAAAGATGCTTGGAGAAAGATTGAGATTGCAAAACAAATAGAATTCTTAACCACATCTTTTATTAGAGGTATCACTCTGACTGATTGTGTTGTACTAATAGACGAATCACAGAACTTAACATATCACGAACTTTGTTCAGTTATTACACGACTAGGAAATAATTGCAGAATTATATTATGTGGCGATTACTACCAATCGGACTTTACCAAGTCTGGTGATAGAGATGGTTTAGAAAGATTTACAAAGATTTTAGAGAACATGAAACTCTTTGATCACATTGAATTTACTTGGGAAGATATTGTCAGATCTGGCCTTGTAAGAGATTTTATTATGACAA